CCGTGCCCTGCGAGATGTAACCGAGGTTTGTTGCCGAGGTCGTCTGCGTCGTTGCGTCCGGGAAGGTCAGCCCGGTCGGGTTGACCTGCATATGGCTTGCGCCGTCGTAGGTGTCGAGGCCGTCAAACTCGACGGTCGTTCCTTTGGTGTGGTCAGAAGACTTTTGCACCCCGAAACCGAAGCCAGCCATCTCCGAGTCAGAGTCGGAAGTGTTTGAGGCCGTAATGCTGGTGTTAAGATTTAACGCGCCGCCAGCCAAAAGGAAATAAGTCGAGGCGGTATAGCCGAAAGTCGTATAGGTCGAAGCCGCATCCGTGATCGTCAGGTACGGCGTTAGGTCGCTGGGAGTCAGGAACGAAGACGGGTTGCCAGACAGGGGGTAGTAAGTCGAGGCGGCGTCCGTAATCTCCAGCTTGTTGTTGAGCGCGGTGGCTAGGTCGGTCTGATCGCCGAGCGTGCCGCTGATGTCGCCCCAGGCTACGGAAGCCAGAGGGACGGTCCCTCCGACATTGACCACCCATGAGGTATAGGTTCCCGTTCCCGTGTGGCTGTTTACGTCAACGGTCATCACACCCGTTCCAGAGTTATAGGTCAGCACCAGCCCGTGCATATGATTTGACGGGTCGTAGGCAATCGTCACGTCTTGCTGGGTCGTGTACGAAAGGCCCGTCCCAACGGTAAAGGTCTTGTTGCCGTTGCTAACCGTGTTGCTCGTCGAGGAGGTCGTCAGGTAGCGGTCGCCAGGGATTAGGGTCTGCCAGCTGGAGTCGTAGTTCGTGCCTGAGTTCTTGGTGAGCACCTGCCCGACAGTACCCGAGGCAGGCTGGCCAGCGGCGATGACGGCGTAGGTCGAGGCAGCCGTGGCCGTGGTTAGGTAGGAGGACATTCCCGCCAAGGTCTGATAGGTGGAGGCCGCGGTGCTAGTCGTGAGATACGAGCTCATTCCAGCCAGAGTCTGGTAGGTGCTCGACGCCGTGGCCGCAGTAATGCCCGCCGAGGTCTGAACCGTCAGATCAGGAAACTCGACGCCCGTGGGCTTGAGGGTCGTCGCGCCGGTAGCGTTGGCCACGAGGACGCGGTCAAAGAGGACGTTAGTCTTAAGGTTGATGTTGCTGGCCGATGAAACCGAAAAACCAAACCCAGCCACTTCGCTTACCCTGTCGAGCGTCGCATCTTCCAGAGTGATAGTCGCGTCGACATCCATAGCGCCGCCGGCGAGGGGGAGATAGTTAAGCGACAGCGCGGACCAGCCAGTAATGAAATCGGCGTTGGAGGTCTTGACTAGGTACTGACCCGTGAGGCCGCCAGCGGGAACGCCAACCCCTGGCACCCCTTGGATGCCTTGGATGCCTTGCGGCCCTTGACTCCCAGTGGGTCCGGGCGTGCCGAGGTTCCCCGTAAGAGTGCCAGAGACTAGGCTGTTAAACGTTCCGGTGATGGTAGCCATATCAGGACTGGGTAATGGTTTGCGCGATGATCACGCGGAAGATGGTAGAGTGAGTGGTAGGGCTGCCGGGGAAAACGAAACGGATATCCCAGTTAGCCTGACCCAGCGCCCAATCGGAAGTGTCGCCAGGGTAGTTAGTCGTAAACGACAGGCCGCCCCCTGCTAGTGTAACAGTCATAGGGTACTCGTTGCCACAGTGGTCCCGAAGGGTCGAGGTAATGGTCGTTCCAATCAGGTTGGCGGGCTCGCCAGCGCCGGGCGTCCATGTCCAAGGACACCCGAAGGTGTCTCCCCGCGAGAAATTAACAGTGTTAGCCATGACTACTTATTGTTGAAAAGGTAGGGTAGGGGGGGGTCAGTCGTTGTCCTCAATCGCCGTGACCTTGAACTGTCCGTAAGTTAATGTGTACGAAAATTGAACAACCTCATTACCGGGGGAATAGTATGGGGCATCGTAAATACCGGGCGGAGAAGGGGGTTGGAGGAACGGTTCAAAGGGCGGGCCTTCGACATAGTTATAATCCGTAGGTGTAACCGTGGCGGAGTGGACCACGCCGTCGAGCTCGCACTCGATTGTAAATGTCCTTCGGAATAAATATGTACCTCGGAACGTAAGCCAGATGTAAAGTTGACAAGGGCCTCCAGGCGGTGACGGCCCGTTAATGTATTCCGTCTGGCCGCTTGGTAACGTATACAAAATCGGGTCGGTTAAAGCGTATAAGCCTTCGCCTGAAGTTCCATAAACACCACCGCCTCCAGTGCTTAACTGTATCCCACATTTCTCTGCTGGGCATGGTATTGTCGGGTTATTTAATGAGCCAGTAAATGCGTCCTCACATTGGCCATAGTACAAAACGTCATAACCGTAAGGGTTACCCTCAGTTTTACTCCCACTATAATTGTCAAAGATATCGAATGGCATCGAAAGGATAAAGAACACAGGGCTGTACCGTGATTGATAGTATCCCGTGGGAAGTTCTGCCCAAATAGTCCAGCCGCGCAATGATCCGTAGACTGGGTTGGGCGTCGGATATGGACCGGGCCCGAACTCTACATTAGGCGGGTCGTTGTTCCCCGGGTCGTGGAAGTATGTAGCCTGATACGTCTGCCCGTTGTAATTTACAATCGACCCCTGAGCGTAGGAGGTGGCGCTGTCCCATGCAGGGTAGGACATGGCTTTACGCTCCGGGCTGAGGAGTAATCGTGGCCCAATAGTAGACAGCAGTTCCGGCCCCGGCCTTCAGGCGATTGCAAACAAAGTTACCGTATGAGAAAATAATCATGGAGTAAGTCGTTACACCGCTAACCGTTACTGCGTTAATCTTGGCTAATGGATAGTAACCGTAGGTCGCTGTGTCGACAGGGCTAACTGACCCAGCATAAAAAACAATCTCGGCCGTGCGCGGGAAAAAGGTGTTTGCGACATAGCTTATCCTGATGCAGATGTATCCCTCGCCAGATACTGTTATAAAGGGGGGCGTGGGCGCGTCGATATAGATTCCTCCAATCGTTGGGATAAAACGGTTAACCGTACCGGGTTCAATTGTTACTTTATTTTCCTTAAGTTTAGGCCAAAGGGGTAGCACCGATACATTAGGGTCCCACTCGCTCCAGGGCGGGGTGATGGTTATGTTTTCGCCTAGGCTTGAAGCCGAGAAAGTATAGCCGGGTCCGGGTTGGATAGCCATGGCTTAGTACTGTTTGTAAACATCTAATTCCCAACCAACGCGAGAGTAGCGGATTTCGTAGTTAATCTTATAGATTAAGCCGAACTCCTCGACATTGACCTGAGACAACAGATTGACCGGGCTACCATTAAAGCCAGTTCCAACGGGAGCCCAGCTAGGAAGCAGAGGGAACGTGCTCCAAGAATTAGTAGAGCTAGACGATCCAAGCAGTTCAAGCAGCACAGTTACTTGCGCATCGTCCGAGCAGTACATGATGCCAGAGTAAGACGTAGTCGGTGCTAGGTAACTTGTCTTACCATAATACATTGACCAAGCCGGGTCGACAAAGCCGATAAAGCGACCACCGTTTACAGTTTCAAAGCACGCGCCGTTTAGCCCAAGGTAGGCTGGCTTACCGTTAACGATTGGGGCAAAGTTGTTAGGGGCGTCTTGCGTATATGGAGCAGGGCCAGCAATCGCTCCCAAGTATGGAGACCCTTGATACACAAAGAAGTTAGGATGCGCCGTGATGTTGTCAGCCGTTAGGCCATTGGCCGCAGAGCAGTTCGGGTTAGTAATTAAACCACCGTTGATTTCAGGATCGATGCCGACGTAATCCACGCGCATCGTCAAGATGCCTAAAGAATCAAAAACCATGGAAGCCTTGTGGGCCTTCATGTAGGTATAGTTCACATTAGGGAACGCGTCGCCCTTTACGTCTAAAGTCGGCGGGTTTACGTTATCGGTCTTAAACGTAGCGCTGCCAGTGTTCAGGCCGAAGCCGTCAGACTGGACAGTCCAACCTGGCTGAAGTACTAGACCGACAAGAGGGTCCCCATGATCTGAGCGTGCCATAAGTTAGGATACGTTTCTGATATCAATGGGTTGCTTAGTAAAGTCAACGTCACTGATGCCAGTAAGAGTAGCGGGGGTGCGGATGTAATCAAGGATAGCCTGCTGGATATCGGTCTGGCGCGTGAGGTTCTCAAGCACCGGGTTTGAACCTACGCCGATCACATTAGAGAAACCAGAGGGGCCGGTGAATGTGGAGTCTTTTGACGGGGCTCCGGCAGCTGGATTCTTCTTTATGTCCTCGGCGATGAGGGCTTGGACTTGCTCTTGTGTACCTTTGTCTTTTGCAAGTGCCCTGACAATAGAAAGAGCGTCTGCACCTGCATATGTTAAATGCTTTTTAACCATTTCTCGACCACGTGGATCTGTATCTAAAAACTCGCGAGTTGTAGTCTCACGCTGCGTCTTTGATTCTTCGGTTGTCTCCTTATCCTTTTTCTCGTTATTACGCTTGTTAGCCCAGTACTTGTCCTCGGCTGACATCAACTTATTAGTGCCGTCAATAGCGGCTTGATTGGCGTCCTCCTGCTTCTTCTGGTTATCTGCAATCATCTTGCCGATGAACGCTATAGCCGCGCCAAGCAGCGCCATAGGGCCAAGGAATGACAGGAATATATCCTTGAAGCTTGAGCCGAACTTCTTGCCGATTCCTTCCATCTGCTTGTCTAAGCCAGAGACGGCTGCCTTAGCGCGTCCGGCTACCTGATCGGCATTGGTTGTTCCGTTAATACTAAACTTTACTTCGGTGCTCATGCGGTTTCAAGTTTAGCGATAAGGTCTTCGTCTTCCTTAGTTAGTACTTTCATGTCGGCTCCTTCGCCGATAGCAAAGCAAGAGTGAAGCCAGATGGCCTGAGACTCTGGCATTGTCCAGGCGCGCTCCTCAGAGACGCCGTGGGCCATCAGGTTGCAGACCACAGTAAGCACCCAGGGCATCCCGGTGGAGTTATGGTGCTTGGCCTTCTTATCCCAGAACTTAGGCCACGACTCAATCAGGACGAACTGAGAGAAGCGGGACATTTGCTTAACAAAGTAGGTTTCACTGGAGTTCATTCGCCCAAGATAAAAGTAGTCCTTTAGACTCAGTTTATCAATGGTTTCACCGGCACAGATTTTAACCGCAATCAGAAGGTCCAAAGGTCGTACGTCCTTACCTGGAACAACAAACGGAGACTCAATAGATTCCAGCTGCAAACGGCGAAGCATAGAAAAAGGGTCAACAAAACGACCCAGCATCGTTAGACGTGCCGGGTCAGTCATTGCGCTTAGCCAGCGCTTATCCATCGGTTAGCTGATTTCCTCGTAGCCGACGGCAGTGACAGTAATAGCAGAGAAACCCTTGTTAGAACCTTTGTCAGAAATCTTCGTTACCCAACCAGTGAAGGTAGTTGAAGGGGTGGGGCTCGCATAAGCAGCAGCGGTGTTAATCGCAACCGAGAAAGACGCACCTAGGACTGGCATGGACGTGCTTTTAGCAATCATCTCCACACTAATCTGCGTCTTGCGATCGTCTCCGCGCCAAGTAATCGTCAAGCCGTCTTCGTCAACGATAGTAGCTTCGTTATTAAACTCTCCGTCGTTGGTATAGGATTGGCAGACGGCATCGGAAACCGTGGTATTGGAAATTCCATAAATGGCCGAAATGCCCTGTACGATTGCTGCACACATGGTATATCTATTGTTTAGGGGGTAAGGTTATGTCTGGGGGTTGACCACGATAAGTATATCGTAGCCAAATACAGACGCCCAGGAACGTTCGTTAACCCCTTCGTCCTCGGACTGGGGGGTGACGTCGTAGCAGAGGGCATCGCCCCCGGCCACAAAGACAGCCTGAATAGCCGTCAGGTCCTGCATAGCCCCAGCGATGGCAGCGCATCGTGCCCGGTGCTGGGCTAGGGTGTTATCGTCGGCAGAGGAGAAGACCGTAATCCGCGTAGCACAAGAGTAGTTGCCAAGCCCCTGGGGCATATCGTTAGGAGCCCTAGCCGAGTCGCAGAGGACGATGGCCTTGGGCAGCACGTTGGTATCATCGCCGTCTCCGGTGTAGATGGCTACGCCAGCGAGCTCGGTCTGAGCTGAGAGGTGAGAAGCGATAGCGGCTTCTAGGATTTGACGTGAGGATTTAGTGCCCATAAAGGTGGTTATTTTCGGTTGGCTCGCTCTACGGTTTCAGCAAGACGAGCCTTAATTGATAGAGGGTTATTGGTAATCTGCTTAACGCGGTTGCCGTAAACGATGTTCTCTGTCCCTGCATCAGTTGCAACATTGTTGATGTTACCAATCATGTTAGTGGCCGTCATAGTTGTACCTGTTGCAGTCTGGCTCATGGAGAACTGACCCATAGCCGATCGGTTAGTATCTACCCACGGGGCATCGTATGCGCCGTAGTTACGGGCTTTGCCCTTGGAACTGATTAGCGGAGGAATCAACCGAAGGGCTGCAGCGTACCCTGCTTTAACTCGGCCAACCTTTAATTGACGCGTGGCGATATAGGCTTCCAGTTGAAGGGCGCTGCTAACCATGTATTGAGGGCCGCCAATAGGTGCTTTCTTAGGCCAGCGTCCACCAACCTTGGCTTTGTAACTGTTATGGATTCCTTCAAGGTCGCTAGTCATTCCGGCAATGGCTTTAATGTTTCCAAAGATATTGGCTTTGCTCAGGTAGTTTTGAGCCTTTTTAAATGAGCGCTGCCAATCCGTGTCCTCAAGGATTTTACGCATGATAGGCGACATACCCTTAACCATCTGTTGATTGATGTTCTGGGATAAGGCTAGATACCCTTGGCGGTCGTTGCCTTTAACCATGTTAATAACCTGCCTAAGCAGGACAGGCATACCCCGGCGAGGTTGATCCTGCGGGATGAAGATGCGCCGAACATCGCTCCCCAACTTGTTTTTTCCTGCTTTCCACGCGGCCACGCTCAAGCCACGGCCACCACCCGCCGGCATTGGCGGGGTAAAGGTCATGGCGTCCCGGAGCATTAGGCGCATCTGCTCGTTTGTGATGATGCTCACATCAACCCTCACGTCCTTAGCGAACTGGTCAATAGCCGCGTCAAAGTCCGCCTTTGACTTTGGGTCGATAGGTGACGACTTTTTAGCCATTACTGGTTGTCGTCGATGCAGTCTAGTTCGATGACGGCGCTGGTCTGCTTGTAGGATTGGCCCTTGATGCGGAGGACCTGACCGTTAACCGTGAACTTCTTACCTTCGCCCAGGGCGGCGATAGGGACGCCAGAGGACAAGGTTGGGACCTGACCCCCCACCCGGCCATCAGAAGCCGTCCAAGGGGCCGTAGCGGCGGCGAAACGCACCGTCCACATCTTCTGGTCAACGAAGCCCCCTGCCTCAAAGCGGGGGGTGTTCATGGGGCGGGACAGGCCGACAAGGAACAGGTCGGACCCGACAGTAGCCGGGACGCCGATATCGGCTAGGAGACCTTGGAAGTCTGGCAGGAATGTACTATAAATGCTCATGGGTAGGGAGGGTGAGGAATTGGAGATACAAAAAAGCCCCCATCTCTGGGGGCTGTCTTAGGCCGTCAGCCCGGATTAGGGGTTGTAGACCGAGGCGATCGTGCCAGTCGTGATGCCCTTATTCGCACCGAACATCAGCTCGAAGGAGCCAACGAGGTTACGAGTGGCAGGATCACCCCAGACGTTGTAGAAGATGCTCAGACCGAGGTTCGGGAGAACGAGCGACTCGCTAACGAGGAACTGGTTCTGGGTAGCCGAGAAGTCAGGCTGGGCAGCGGCCATCGCCACGGCCTCGCTGGAGCACGAGAAGCCAGCCAGCTTAGCCTCGGACGGGAAGAGGGAAGCGTAGTGCACGCCACCTTCAAAACCGTATGCACCTTCAGAGAGGGGCAGGGAGGTCGTGCTGGTCGGGATGAGCTGGGAGTAGATGCCCGGATTCACGATGAGCGCCTTACGGCCAGCCTTGGAGACACCAGCCCAGAGCGCGCGGAGGTTGTCCGAGCCAGGGGTGATGGCGCTATCAGCAGCAGTGACAGTGGCGGCGCCGAAGTTGGCGACAGTGATAGGAGCAGTAGCGGCGGCCCAGATGGCGTCGGCGAGCTTGTCCATGTTGATCTGCACGAGGCGCTCAAGCTTGATACCATTCTGGATATCAGCGTAAGAGAGACCGAACGGCTGGTAGAGG